GTTGTTAATAAAATAGAGAGACGTTTAGGTACAGCTCCTTTGAACTTACCTGAAGAACTCCAAAAAGAACACTGGGCTGACAAAGTAATCAAACCAGATACATTAACTACATTTAGTCGTTTCTTTCCTCATATGGTTAAAGTACAACTTAAACCAGAAGATAAGAAAGATGGCTACTACTTATTAGATCGTCAAATACCAGATAACTATGAGATTCTTGGTGTAAAAGATATCTTATGGTCTGATACTAATAATGAAACAGCTGGTCTACAACAATATTCTGGGTATGGTATCTATAATGTATTAGCAAGATCTATGGATACTGATAGTATCATGCTTGCTCAAAACTATGCTGACGTAAGTTCATTATTTAATAACGGTATCTATCTAGATTTCATTCCACCTAATATGGTTAAACTTGAAATGGCTGTTGGTGGTAATACAGATAACTTGCTATCTAATGTCTATATTGGTGTATTCGTTAAGCATCCAGAAAACTTAATGACTATTGAACCGACTAAGATGGAGACATTTGAACAGTTAGCTCAAGCTGATGTAGCTACATTCTTATTTGAATACCTCAAACACTATGATGGTATTGAAACTGTATATGCTAATATTGACTTAAAGTTATCTTCATTAGAATCTCAAGCTCAACGACGTCAAGAGATTATTGAGTTTTTAAGAGATAACTATGTTAACCCAGCTAACACTAACCAACCAATTATGTATACAGTATAAAAAAATAAATAGGAGAAGGAGTTTCAAACTCCTTCTCTATCTTTTACTGTCTTAATACAAATAAACTATTAAGAAGTATATCTTCATAGTCTTCATTAGTTATTTGATGCTCAATAGTAGTTGATCCATCTGGATTAATTCTATATGAAGTATAACTAATATTAGATTGTCTAATTAACTCTCTAGCTCTTTTAATATCCATACTATCACCTCAACATATTCTGTCTATTACTACCAAGAAGTGGAGTCATTGCCATATATCTAGCCATTGCTCCAGCATGTAATACAGGATTATATGTCATAAGGAATCTTCTAAATCCTTTAAGACGAGATACTGGTACATCAAAAGTTAGATCATTATTAAATCTAAATCTCATTGCCTCTGTTAGAGTACCACGATTATCATCAACTAAGACAAATGGAATCAAATCTACTTTATTATTCCATCTATCTTCTAAATGAAGATATCTTACTTTAAGACTATCACATTTAATATCTAATAGATCTCCTGTAGTAGAATATAATCTCTTAAATGGAGACATCTTATTCTCAGGATCACAGATATTTATCGATTCCTCTATAATTGTACATAGATCGTCATAATTATCCCAATCTATTACAATACCAATCTTCTCTCCTCTAGGAGATAATCTCATTTGGTATTTATATCTTAAATTAGTTGTAAGTTTATTAGCTCCTACAACATATTCAGAATGAAAGTTTTCCTTAATCTCAGTATTGATTCTCTTAATTATATTATTAAACGTTACCTCCAGTTTAAATGTAAGATAGTAGTTTAGTTCAAAGATTTGTTCGACTACTTTATTATAATTTTCAAAGTTAGCCAATATATTCACCCCAATCTATTAGTGATTTGTAACGGCTATCTTAAAAAAATAAAACCCCTAGGAGAATGAACTCCTAGGGGAAATTGTATTATTTCTTTGCAGAACTAATCAAATGATGATCTAGATCAATCTTATTCAAATCAGGATAAATATCTGCATAGTACTTTGTAGTACCATTAACTACTGTAGATAAACGGATTACTAAATATTTTTCACGTCCTTGATGACGAATCAATTCATAACGTAATCGTTTGTTTGGATCACATTCTGGGTTGAACTCGGACACAAATTGTGCGAATGCTGCAGCTGCATTTTGATCACTCATTTTATAATTCAATAAACGAACTGCACGGACAACTTTGTCAGTATTAGATTCTTTAATTTTGATGAAAGAATCATAATCTACATAGTTTCCCAAGATATGTTCAGTCTTAGGGAATAATACGTTAACCTTTGTTTCACCTTCAGGTGGTACAGAATTTACTTCAGTCTTAACTTCTTCTTTTGGTTTATTAACCATTTGAGAGAAATTAACTGCAATAGATGTATCTTTGTTTTGTAAAGGTTGTTGGATTGCTTCTTCTGCAGCATCAATAATATCTACAGTTTCAGCACCAATCTCTTCTACTGGTGGAATATCTTTTTCCTCAGTATTAGGTTTTTTACCACAGAATACATAGTCAAATAACTCACCTAATTTTTCTGCAGCTTTCATGTTGATTTCTTGAATGTTTGTAGTTTCCATAATATGTTTCTCCTTTGCTTATAACACTATGGAATAATAAATAGGTGATAGATCATCAAGATCTATCACCTTAATAATATATGGTTATTTATATATTTAGTGTATAAAATATACTGTATTATTTTTCAATACACTATTCCATGTTAGAATTGTGTTTCTATACTTATTGAATAATGGTTTATTATACATCTTTATTTTAGTAAAGTCCATAAGCTGATAGTCTTCAAGGATACATACTAATTTACCTTCACGGAATATATTATTTTTGATATATAAAATATTATCTCCTTTATGATAAGAAGTATATACATCCACTTCTTGATTATAGTTGGCTTTAGATAATGCTAATCCACCATATTTAGTATTACCACTAATCCATTTATCGGCTACATAAGTTTCACCGAATAATTTACCTAATTTTTGAATTTGTTTAAATCTGTATTTAATAGTATTCATATTATAATCTCTCCAAACTTTTACTTAAATTACGAATATATTTATTGACATTCGCTAAAGCATCAGCCATAGATCTTAAGAAGAAATATATTGGTTGCTTTCTTCTAAATAATCTAATTGCTCTTTGCCTCATTCGTCTTCGCTTGTTCATATAGAATCTCTTTCATTCTATTAGAAATATATTCTTTATCTTCTTCTGATAAAGTATTATAAATAAATCTTATAAAACAATCATAATTTTTTGCAAGAATCCTACATTTCTGACGAGTGCGGTTATTTCTATTCATTTTCCTCACCTAATAAAGATGACACTTTAGGATCTTTTAATAACTCTTCTGGAAGATTAATACCAATCAACTTAAGTTTTTCTAATGATTCAGTATTCATTGCTTCTAATTTTTCTAACGTATGTAAACACGTATCGTTATTAGCTTTAGCTTTATTTCTTGGTCTATTATTCATTGTCTTCTCCTTCAGTAATAACTGATAGTATATGAATATTATTAAGATGAACAAGAGCATTATTCATCTTAATAATTTCAGTACAAAATTCTAGAAATGGTTTCCTATAGGATTTCATTTTAGAATTATAACAAGCTAATCTTATTAGATCAGGTAAAGTTGTATTAGCTATAAGATTTTCATTAAGTTGCTTAATTCTATCAGTGAATGTTTTAGTTATAACTATACCTTCATTAGTAATAATACTATCAGCATATAGTTTATATGCTTTAATTAGATTCCTATATCTACCATTCTTTTTATATAGATAGGTATCTTTTATAAGTAAATCTTTAGATTCCATCTTTATACCCATCCTTAGAATAATCTATAACTGCATATCCAGCATCATATTGCTTTTTAACAGATTCTCTAATCTTAAATAAGTCATCAGCTTTCTCTTGTAAAGTATTAAGACTAATCTTAATCTCTCTACATTCAGTAGCATACTTACTAAAGATAGGTTTCTTAGCATTATAAAATCTGGATATTGATCTAAACCCATCATCCACTACTTCAATGCATTCTGTATTAGGATTACGAGTTCGACCTAAAGTTTGTTTAGCTAATATCTCTGACTTAAATGGTTCAGCCAAGATAATAGTAGCTTTTAAATCTCTGATGTCTAATGCGGCACCAGCAGATTTAGTTGTTGAAAGTATAATAGTCTTACTAAGTTGCTCTTGTTTAATCTCTTTAGGAATAGCTGAAGTATAGACACCGATATCATCTTTGAATTCAGGATAATTATCCTCAATCCAAGCTTTAACGATATCTATAGCTGATATAGTACCAATATATACAAGTACTTTACCGCCTATCTTCATGATCTTATCCATAACTATATACATCATATCATAGAATTGATTATTACAAACTATATAATTTGTATAATTATTTCTATTTAATCCATATACTTTGTTAGAGCATTCACTTATCTCTTGTGGAGTTGGTCTACTATTAAATCTTAATGCAAGATAAGATGTATGAGGATCTGTATCTTCATCAAATAGATTTATACTAGGAATATTTCTAAAGTATAGTCTATATATAAAGTTTTCAGTCTCATCAGATCTGCCTGGTGTTGCAGTAAGATATAATGTCTTCTTAGTATTAGTATAGAAGTCAATCATACAAATATTATCAAAGTTAAGATGTGCTTCATCATATACTTTTAGATATACTTGTAGTTTCTTGAATAGTTCACTAATCTTATCCCATCCATTATTATTACCGAAGTTTTGTAATGTAGAATGAGTAACTAAGAATACTTTATACTTAGATATATCAGTGATACCATTTAATATCTTATGAATACCAACTGATCCATTGATTACTAATACTTCTCTATTTTGATCTAGATCTGTATATTCACCAATACAATTTCTCCATTGATCTAACCAACCTGTAGTAGATGCAATAACTATAGTTCTAGCTCTCCAATACATTAGAGACGCTATGGTTACATATGTCTTACCTTTACCAGTTGGTAGATTTATAGAAAGTTGTCCACTATTTTGATTAGAGTAATATTGACCTTTACCTAAGATAAAATGTAAAGCCTCTTGCTGTACATCATCTCTAGGAAGATACCTAATCTTTATAGGTGGAGTTTCAAAGTAAGGATCACTATTATAATCTCGTACAGGTTCTTCATTATCAAAAAACTTCTTTACGAAATATAAATCTAATCCCCTAGGGAGATAGAGAAGTTTATTCTCTGCGTCATATGACATCCCCTTATAACTTCTAGTGAAAGTAATTCTATCAAATATAGTAAAATAAGATTCCAGTCTAGGAGCGTCTCCTAGACTGTAATCAGTAATTACTATAGATGAATTACGTAAGATTATCTTATTCATAATCTTAAATATCCTCATTCACCAATGCATCAGTAAGCTTACGTTCATTCTTAATATCTTTATTAGTTAAGCTTGGCTGATTCATAAACAATTGTGGCTGTTCTTGGAAGAAGTAATCTATAGTAGACGGAGCTGTCTTATTATAAGAAGATGGATTCTTCAAGATACTAGCCAAGTTTTGGAAGTCTAATGTCTTAGTAATAGAAGGATTTTCATATAATGCCTTAGTAAGTGGAAGTAATACATAAGGTTCATTTACATTATTCCAGTTAGGCTTATCAAAGATATTATATGCACTTCTAATTTGATTAGACAAGATTGTTTCAGTATGAATAGTATGCTTAGACATACCACCATTTAGTAAAGCTCTCATAAACTCTTGTGCTAAATCATCTTTAGTAAACGATGTTGTTACAGCCGCTTTATCTAAGATATCTTTAATACGGTTAAGAGTTTTAGAGAACTCATTATTCACTATAGGAGTATAGAAAATAGTTTGATCATCTTCTTTAGCTAATACTGCTAATGGGATATTGATTTCACCTTCATCAGTTTGATAGCGTTTCATATTAGTTAATCTAACTAATGCTTCAGAAAGATAGAATTTATCAATCTTATCGATTTCGATTGGGTATTCTTCTTTATGATCAATGATAGCAAACTTATTCACATAATCATTATAGTCAAGAACTGTGTTAGTTGTATCATCAACATCATCTTCATTGTCCTTAAAGATCTCATCTATATGGAATCTTAGATAGATATCATTATAGTTTCGATCTTCAATCAATGAGATAGTTTCTGCAGAACGAACAAAGTTCTCTACAAACTTAATTGGTAATTCAATATCAGGAATATCTGTTACCAATACGTGTTTAGCTGATAATTGTAGTTGTGTAGTACTAGCCGTAATATCTTCTGATGGATATTTACCTACATCGATATCTCTATTGATGAAGTATAAGTCTCCATAACAGTATCTACAAATCCCATGACCTTCAGAATGAGACTGACAAGTAATAGGACTTCTAGTATAAATAGTTTTACCAACCAATTGAGTATCAGATTCCTTAATAGGACCCATATCAAAATCATTTAATTGGTCAAATCTATAATACTTACCAACTAATAAGCTAAGCTCTTTAGCATCTCTAACATCATATCTAATGAAGTTGCGAGAAGAGCATTTAAAATGTGGATCTGGATGCAAACGTGTACCTTGGTTGTTTAGACCAATCTTACGAGCCATTGCACCAGAAGAACCTACATTGATTTTTGAAATGATTTGTGCTGTACGACCAGCTGAGGATTCAATAAAGTAGTCCATCAAATCAATTACACCGCCATTAATATAACTATTATTAATAACGTGTGGGAATACACTACCATTACCATCTGGTTTAGTACCAATAGAAATAGCATATTCTTTAAGCTGACGAATATTAATACTTTCATTAGCTCTAAATGCATTAGTATAGATATGATCATATCCTAGAATGTCTTTAGACTTCAATACATAATCACGTACTTTACCAATACACTCCATACCATATTCATTAGCTTTCTGTAAGTCTACTTTAGACATATCAGGATGCAATAAATTATAGTATTCTGGAATTGCATTCATCATTAATACATCGTCTTGTAGATTGATGCTGTTTACAAATAAGTCTGCAAACTCATCAACTCTAGCAATATAATATAATGCATCTGCAATCATATTATTCTTAGTTAAGAAATCAATATCTTCAATATGGACTTTGATAAAGAATTCATCAATATAATTCTTAATAGTCTTAGCAGTGATTTCTCGTTTAAAGAAAATATGTTTTGGCTCAATCTCATCATCACTCTTGATAATAAGAGACCATAATATTAGGTTAAGCCAATAGTCTGGAATAGTTAGACCAACTTCATGACCACCAATAATTAAATTGATCTTAGCCTTAGATAGGCTAGGATCATCTATACCATCTCGTAATATACAGTGAATTGCATCGAAATGGTTAGACCAATTCTCCTTCTTAATTTGTTGATTTACATCTACTGTCATTTCTCCTTTGCTTTTAACGAACTCATTGTAAATCCAATAGTTTTCATAATTGACGATAGTATCAAACATCGAGAACCTCCTGTGATATTACATCAAATATATTATTCTACTACTATAATATATATTCATATGTAAAATTCACTGTAATAAATAAAACCGGTATAGGATCTTTAAGACCCTATACCGAGTGGTTTTATTATTTTTTTGGAGTTGGTAAATGTTTAGAAGATTTTGCAGTTTTGATGTACTCAACTTGAGATTTGCGAGCTACACGAACTGCTTGGTTATTGTATTTTTGAACGATCTTTTTAATCAAAGCACGTTCGATAACACGGTTTTTAACCAATTTAGTCCAGAGTGGATCTTTCTTTTGTTTAGCGATTTGGAATGCAGCCATTTTTACACGGCGAGCCAAGTCGTCATTTTTGCTTAAGCGAACCAAAGTCTTTTTGTTCAATACGGATTTTTCTACCAATAATTGAGCTTCTTCGGATTCAGTGAATGCAATACGTTCATCTTGAGGCAATTTAGAAGCCTCAGCATAAATCATAGCTTCAAGTAAAGCATTAGGGTTGGCAAGATCTTCACCAAGAACACCTTGTCGGTTGTTTTCATTGAAAAACATGTTTTCGTCCTCCTTGGAGATTATTTTATTTAAATATATTTAAAAACGAAAATAACGTTTTATTAACTTAATGTTATTCGTATGAGCTCATATTAGCAAATAAAAGTGCCTAGGACATCATGATAGGAGGAATATAATTATGATAAACTACGAAGAACTTGATAAAATTATAGCCGTATCTAAATATAGAGAGCAAGCTAAAAAGAATTTAATGATTAATTTCCCTACCCTAACTGAGGGTGAAGTTGATACAGCATTAGATATCATTCTATCTAATGCATATACAAAACGTGAATGTGTTTTACATAATAACTATACTGAAGAAACAGCTGAGACTGATGTGGCTGGAATCAGTAATTACATATATGAAAAGACTCCAATCATGGTAGCTAATGGATGTCTATTCAAACAATATACAAAAGAGTTAACTCCGATGTATAAATTGATAACTTCATTTACCGATAATCGTTCTAAGTTTAAGAAAGAAATGTTTAAATACGAGAAGGGTACAGAGAAGTTTAATAAATACAATATGCTTCAAATGTTAGCTAAACGTGATAATAACGCTTTATATGGTGTAATTGGTAACTATAGTAGTGCATTGTATAACTTATATGTAGCAACTGGTATTACTAGAACTGGTCGTGCATTGATTAGTCATGCTATTACATTCTTTGAAAGCTTCTTTACGAATAATGTAAAGTTTCATTCTATTGATGAAGCAATTACATTTATCAATCGTGTAGATTCTGAGAAATCTATTTATCCATCTGCTTTAGTATTAGATAAAGATATAGAAGTTGAAGATGTATTCTATAAAATTATGGATACATTCGATAGAGATTACTTTGATGATGAATCAATCAATAAAGCTATGAATATCGTTTGGAGTCTATTGATTAACTTATCTCAAGAGACTTTGAATAAACTCTTCTATAAGAATAATGCTTTACAATTCTGTGATAATAAATATATGAAAGATTATATCGTATTGACATTATCTAAACTAGATGAAGCATTCGTAGATCCTAATCATCCACCACAAATCATTAAGGATAATTTAGACCACATGTTTGAAGTCCTTAAAGAATGGTGTTATATGAGATATATTGTAGTAGATAAGATTGATCGTTCTGCTACAATGAAACGTGATATTAGTATCATTACAGATACTGACTCAACTATGCCATGTTTTAATGGTTGGTATACATTCGTTCTTAGAGATGTATTGGGACCAATTGATAAATCTGGTATTAAACTTATGAATCTTCCTGAAGTAGAACCTGTGATGGAAGAAGATAGAGTTTATAATTTTGGAACTGGTGAGATTGAAACTAAGATGATTAATGTAGCTACATCTAGCAATAAAGAACCATTGCGTTTCAGTATTATCAATATCTTATCATATATTGCTGGTAGACTATTACGTGAACACTTTGATTTAGTAGCAGAGAATTATAATACTAAATCAGAATTCAAAGAATGTCTTATTGCCATGAAGAATGAGTTCTTATTTGGTAGAGCTTTATTAACTGGTGGTAAGAAAAACTATGCATCTAAACAAGAATTACAAGAAGGCAATCTAGTTCCATCTAATAAGATGCTTGATGTTAAAGGTTTACCAATCAATAAGTCTACATTGAAAGCTAAGACTCGTGATGCATTGAAAGATATCTTATTTAAGAAGATTCTTAATGTAGAAGAAGTAGACCAAATGGATGTATTGAAATCATTAGCTCGGGTAGAATATGATATTAGAAAGTCTATTGAGTCTGGTGAGAAAGAGTATTATAAACCAGCTCAAATTAAATCATATGCTAACTATGATAATCCAATGCGTATCCAAGGCATCAAAGGTGCATTGGTTTATAATGCATTAAGAGATGAAGGTACTGAAGCAATTGATCTAACTATTCGTAATGCAATTGATATCATTAAGGTTACAATCAATAATAGTACTTTATTATCTTTAATGGACTCTGATCCAGTGTTATATGAAAAGATTAAGAAGTTCTTAGATGAAAATCAAAATGATTATAAAGGTGAGATTACTAGTATCTCAATTCCAATTGATGCGGAAGTTCCTAAATGGATATTAAAGTTTGTTGACTATAATGATATCATTAATGACAACTTGAAAAACTTCCCATTAGAATCTATTGGTATTACTAAATTTGAAAAAGATAAAGTAAACTATACTAATGTGATTAAATTCTAAGATATATCCCCTATAGAGTTCAACTCTATAGGGGAATTCTTTTATTAAAATTTAACTTTCTCTAATTTAGTTTCTGGCATAGTTAATGTCATAGCATATATAGCTTGGATAGCTTCTTTTGCTGTAGAGATAACTGGGTTACCACCTAGATTAATAAAGTGGATATTAGTCTCTAATTGCTTTTTAAGCTCAGCATTTGCTTCATCAGTGTATACCCCCTTGATGGTTACCATATCACCATCATAGTCACCACCGATGCTATCAAGATACCCATTACAGATATTCATAGTATCGATAAATTTGTTGGAGGTATCAGATCCAATATCTTCTTTTCTTATTTTTGGGTAATAATTATAGGTTACTCCACCAACTATAACCTTTTCAGTTTCAATAGTAGATGATAATCTAATCTTGGTAGCAAACTCATTATAGAATGTATCGATTGGGTACCGTGTAATAAGAATCATTCTATCTTTAATAGCTTCTTCACAAGCTATATAGATTACATCACACCAAGTTATAGGTCTAGCTATCTTTTCTTCATCTGTAATTTCATCAAAGAAATTACCTCTAAATACCATATCATAAACTACTTGTTTACCATTTACTTTACATACTAAATCAATCGGTCTAAATCTATCAGAATAACCATGAATGAATCTATCTAATTCTTTCTTTAAGACTTCATCAGAGAATTGCAATTGATAGTCTTCTACCTCTGCATATGTAGGATTTCCTTTTTTATCTAATACTAAATATTTAGTATTACCAATGAATTCATTCTCAAAGAATCTTCTCATATGAAAGATAACAAATGGGAAAAAGTTTGCAGCTGCAGATGTCATAGGTAATACAGAGTAATCAAAGTCAGCTCTAAGTTCACCCATAGTTTCTACATCCAATTTAGGTGCAGACATAACTAGACGGGTTGCATAGTCTGTAGTCTTAGATAAATTAGCACGTCTAATTACACCGAATTTACCTGGCAAACCACCATTAGGATTACTATCTGTACCAGTACCAAACCATTTATAGATTTCGATTAGCCCTTCTTGAAGTCTACCTTCAACGGATTTGCTAATACTAAAACCGTAGTCTTCAGAATCACCAATAGCTGATGCTGATACCATTACATTGATATATAATTTATTAATATCCCCTACAGATATCTTACCACCATCTACTTTAATATCTCTAAAGAATGGTGGGATTACAATAAGTTTATCTGTAAAGAAGTTCTTTCTATTAGCATTCAAGAACTTGATATATCTTTCACGTTTAATAGAATCAGTTTCTCTAAATTTAATCTTATCTAGATTCTTTCTTAAGAAATCAATACCATTATCCCCTTTAGGATCTTCTACTATATTACCAGATTTATCTATAGAGTAAGTTCCAATACCATGAATAACAGATTTAATCTTAGAATCTACTTTACCCCAGATTCTATAAATTAATGGTTGTAGGAATTTCTTCTTTAAACTAATATAAGCAAATGTACTTGCTCTAGATTCTTTAGTTATACCAAAGATTGTATTAGATAATAATCCATCATTAGTTGGATTACTAGATGTATCAAATATAACTGGATTAGTTATTTCGACTAAGTTATTCTTCTTGACAAAATCATCCACATCAAGAAGAGATACTTGGAGATTATCTTGTCTAATTTGGTCTTTTAATAATGCCATATGTACCTCCTTATGAATTATTTATATGTGGAACAAAAAACGAGTTAGTGCATTTATTGCACTAACTCGATTGTGTTTATTATCGCATAGTTACAATAATTTTACATGGATCACCAAAATCTCTAACAATATCTACCACTATAGGATGACTCATACCATTATTACTATTAACTGTAATGGTATTCTTATATTCATCTACTAAGGAGTCGAATAATGTAGAATCTGTAGTATAGATAATAAATTCAATACGATTCTCATAGATAACATGATCAATCTTTGAATGTAATAATCCATGACCTTTTAATATACTGTATAGTAGACTAGATTCGCCAAAGTAATCTACTATCTGTTTTCTCGTTTGTTCGCAGTCTCCATTGCCGAATTTGCAGAAAAATTCGACGATATCCATTTATATAAATCCCCTTTTGTATTAAAGCATTCCTTCAAGAGCATCTTCAAAGCGTGCCATATCTTCCCTTGTCATCGCTGGCGTTTCAGTCTTAGTACCTTGGTCAGGTGGAACTAATCCAGCTTGTGGATGACCTCTATAGGCAGCTTGCATATACTTATATTTTTGCTCTTCATCTTTTTTATGTTTTTCTTTTTCAGCAGCTGCATCGGCAGCTTCTCTACGATCTCTAATAAATTTATATAGAAGCATCAAATCACCTATAGGCATATTCAATGCTTCTATAATACTTAATCTACCTCGATATTCGTAACAAACATTATCAACTAATTGCATTAGTCGAGCATGTGAATCAACCGATGCCGTGTAAAAACAAGTTCTTGAGCATTCATAGGAATGGCTTCAATTTCTGCACCGCATTTAGGACATGTAGCTGCAGGTACTTGATAAGAAATATTAATATCTTTACTATTTTCTTCTAAGTATTTAGTGATATGAGATTGAAGTTCTTTAAATTCATATGCAGATAACTTAGACAAGATTTTATAAATACCTTGGATACGATATTTATAAGTTTTAACGATATCGTTAGGAGCTGTGTTAAATTGAATAGGAATCAATTCTTCATTGTCTTCATCAATTTCATATACTGTAGAGATACAGTGGGAGATATTGATGATACCAGCGTATTTTTCACGGAAACCTTCATTTAATAGACGTTCTTCAAACATAGAGTTGTAAATTTTAGGAATTACAATACCGAATGCATAGTCACCATTAGCTACATAAATTTCTTCTTCAAACGTTGGAGGGAAAGAAGGATCTTTAGCAATGGTTTTATTGAAAGTTTCTTTATCAGCTTCTGTTTCAAATTTAACCATATCAATGATAGGTCGTTTTTCGGTATAGAAGTGTTTACATTTAGGGCAGCTAAATGGAATGATATTAGAAGTACTGAAGTTAGCATTATATAATGCAAAGAATAAATGATTCAAGTCTTGATAGTTCAATAACTTCAACCATGCTTCCATATCCATAGTACGACATTCAGGTGCTAGATGTTTATATAGAGTGCTGAATACTGTACGAGCTTTACCAATATCATTTGCAGAATCAGTATATGGATTGATTTCATCCATTTCGATTGCAGATAATGGAGTCATAGAGATAGATACACCAGTGGCAAATAATCCCCATTCATAGTATTTCTTTTCAACTGGTTTAGATAATACTTTAGTGAATGCTACAGGACGTTTACGTACACGGAATTTACTAATATCAGGTTTACGTTCACCTACTTCGTCTAATTGTTGACGAAGTACACGAGCAAACTCTTCCATATTACGTTGCTGTTGTTTTTCTTCTTTAATACGTTCAGCTTCTTCTTTATCTTCATCAAGACCAAGATCTTCTAATAGTTCATCATCATAGAATAATTCATCTTCATCAGATTCTGCAACTTCTACAGATGGAACTACTGCATCAGATACATCTACTGGTGTAGTATCAATAGCTGGAGTAGTAGTTGCTGCTGTAGTTATATTATTTACAGCATCTGCAGCATTTTCATATTGTTCGAATTCACGTTCAATATCATCTTCAGGAAGAAGATTATTAATACTAGTAGAAGCTTTGATTTCATCATCAGATAAAACGTGTTCTTCTTCATCACGACGAATTGCTTCACGATCTTTATCTGTCAATTCAGGATTAAGATCTAGAGATGGATCATATTTAGAAACTACTTGAGGATTTTCTTCACCCATAGCTTTAAGATCTTCATATTCACGACGCATATCATGAATTTCTTTCAATGCAGGTTTGAAACGACGTTCAATAGCACTAGAAATACCATTATCTAATTCATCTATCAATTCATCACGTGCTTCTTGAGTTGCATCTGTTTTACCAGAAGGAACGATAGCACTAATATCAGCAGATTGTAGATTTGCTTCATCAAATGTAGGTACTACAGGAGTAGTTGGTTGAGTTTCTTCAACTGGTTTTTCTTCAGTAGTAGGAGTAGCTTCTTCTACCACTGGAGTTTCGGAAGCTTTTTCTTCTTCCATTTTTTCTTTCATGAGGTCTGCTAGTTTTACTTGTTCAGACATGGTTCCTCCTAAATTTCATCATTCATCAACATTTTTAAAGTTAATTTATCTCGATCATAGAAATATCTAAATTGATACTGGTCAACTGTCATATCTATAATCATTATATTTTCTCCATTTTTAGAGAAACCTATATTAACTTCGACCGCTACAGTATTATCAAGATAATCCTTTATTTGATCTTTGATAGCCTGACTGAGTTCAATAACTCTATCAGACTGCATATATCTATATTTACTAATTAAACCTAAGCCCATTTCTGGACTATGAGTTATTGTACCTGGCTCTAAAAGCATTAGTCGCATAATTAGAGTGCCAAATGCATTAAAATTCTTATATGTGAGTGGAGTTTTATAACTGTCAGTAGATAAAGAATATTCCTTTAATAAAGTAGGGACTTCTTTAGTCTTTGCAGTTATGAAAGTAATATCATCTGCCACGATAATCTCTCCTTTCATATTAATATATTACTACTTAGTTCTAGGGTTTAAAATATACACAAATAGCTATTTTTAACATAGCATTAAATTGATATACACTCATAAGGAGGATACAATGGCAACTGAACGAAGAATAGCTTGTCCGTTATGTCGACGTAAAGACTTCAAAGACAAGTTAATCAGACACATAGAAAAAGATCATGAAGATATTATCGGTGAAATATCTGCCGAGCAATTCTTATATGATAAAACTCACCCAGGTTCTGGTAAATGTATCGTATGTGGTAATAAAACAGACTGGAATGAAAAGACTGGTAAATACCATAGAGTATGCTCTAATCCTAGATGTAAGGAAGAATTAAGAGCTAAGTTTAAAAAGAATATGATTAGAGTACATGGTAAAGTATCTCTATTAGATGATGCTGCTCATCAAGCTAAGATGTTAGCTCATCGTAGTATTAGTGGCACCTATGTATATAGCGATGGTACTAAGTTTACTTATACTGGATCTTATGAGCATAAAGCTATAGAATTTATGGATAAAGTTCTTAACTGTAACTCTAAAGATATTATTATGCCTGGTCCAGTTATTGATTATACTGACCAATATGGTAATTCTAGACAATGGATTACGGATATTTACTACGTTCCTTATAATTTGATTATCGAAGTTAAGGACGGTGGAGATAATCCTAATAATCGTCAAATGGATGAATATCGTGCTAAGCAGGTTAGTAAAGAAACTGAACTTATCAAGCTAGGTGAATATAATTATTTACGTCTAACTGATAATAAATTTGTCCAACTCATGGAAGTATTAGCATTACTTAAAGATCAAGAGATTAATGATCCTACTACAACTAATAAAGTTATTAGAATCAATGAATCTGCTGTATATGATGATGGTGGATTTGTCTTATCTAATATGGAAGAATTTGAAGAGGATACAGATAAAGGTAAATATATCTTTGCAGTAGATGCATCAAATGTTGAATATGTTAAGAGTGTCTTACCTGATAACTATCCTGATAATATTAAATATATTAATCTAGATAAGATAATAAACTATCTATTCTATAATACATGGGTAGATATTACTGATGAAGATGATATCACAGATAAGATGACTAAGGAATACTTTGCAAGAGTTTATCCTAACGTAGATCGTGTTAATATATTCCCTAACGCAAATATAAAAGATCTAAATCTTAATATGACTATTGACGAAGTATATATTGAATTGGCTAAAATGCTTAGATTCTTCATGTATAATCTTAGAGGAGAAAATAGAACTATCTTTATTTTAGATAAATCTTTATATGCATATTTAGTAGATCAATATCCTAATATAGTTAATTATGCTACAATATATTTTGGATCAATGTCAACTGCATTATATAAGACGTATAATAAACAAATCCCTCAAGAATATGATATCATTAGACGTCTATCTGACTTAAAAGAATATGCTGCTAGAGAGCACATGGGTGTTGGTGCTATAGGTGGCATTGTTGGTACAATGGATGGTAATATGCTAGTCCAATATACACCACATAGACATTCATTCAGTGGAGAGAAAGATGGCTTTGGTGTAGTTGATGATAAGAGGTCAACTAAACTTAGAGTTAAATCTGATAATGATGAAACTGAAATAGTAGATAAAGAACCATTCTTACAAGATAAATTCTATAAGTCTTATAGGCATAAACGAGATAGAGTTACTTGGGAGAATGCTATCAATCTATATGAAGAAATCACTGGTAAAGTTATGCTATCTAAAGATCAATTAGAATATGATGATGACTTTACAGAATCTGACTTAGATAGAGATAATAAGTTAACTCTAATGAATGCTATATATAGTATTGAATCTGAATTGTATGATACATCTCTTCCATTATGTGATATTCTAGATGTAAATACAGCTAAGTCTAAGCTAAAAGAATTCCCTGAAGGAACCATGATTATGGAAGATAATAATGGATACTTTGCAATAGACTTAGAATCTAAAATAAGAACTAAATCATATAAGATTATTCTAGAGATTGAGGCTCCGGCTTTTGTTAAGACTAAAGATATGCTAGAAGAGGATGATGATGCTAGTGATACCAATAATAAGAAGGTAAAAGAAGTTAATGATTCTGGTATGTATAAAGTACTTGATGATAAATATTCTTCTGAAGACCAATTAATGGATGACTGGAATGATTATAATAGTTTATCTGCTGAGATGAAACGTCATAGTGATGATAAGTCTATTGAAATCTATGGTAAATCTAACGTAGAACGATTTAAAGAACTTCGTTCTAAGTACCTTAACTCTGAAATTCCTTATGATGATTTAGCATTAAGTGAATCTGGATTACAATTATCTGATTTAGATAGAGCTAGAGATTATGGTATTGAATTGCGTGGTAAGAAACGTGAAACTGAATATCTTAAATCTTGGTCATTAAACTCTGGTATCTTTATAGTCTTACCTTGTGATACTGAAGAGGAATTAGAAAAACAATGGCATGATGTACAATCTATGGATATCTCCTTAATTCGTATATCTGATATGCGTCTTATGGAAGTATTTGGTTGTAATAATGAAACTATGTATAACTTCCTAAAGAGTGTATTCACTAGTAATGGATTTGATGATTACTATTACTTCCCTATAGTTGAATCTGCTATGGAAGATGTACAACCAATTAGAAATCTACCTAATACGATACCATTCTATATTCCACATGAAATCGAAGTATTCAAACGTAATAGCACATTCGGTGATATGCCTAGCAAATGGAAAGATAAAGCTGATGAATGGTTAAGAGATTATAAAAAAATCTATGAAGGTAAATCATATGATAAGAAAGTTATTTTAGACTGGATGTCTAATGTAAGATACCTAAGTCTAGAATATGCTAGAACTCAATCAGATGAATTAAAGCAAGCTTTATTAGAATTTGGTTGGAATCCTTATATGGAATTCAATTCAGTTAATATGACTAAAGCATATAATAGAGCTAATACTATATATCATAGAAGTATGACTTCTAAGTTATTACAAGAAAAAAGTATTGGCTTTGAGTTTGATGCTAGAGGAAACTTATTTGTTAAGAACTTCTTAAAGAATAAGAGTTATCAATCTGTCTATATGGAATCTCATAGATTGCTTATGGAATATGATAGAGCTAAAAATATTGAAGGAATGAAATATGAACTAGCTAAGATGTACTATCTAAATCTTAAGATTAGTGAAGATCTAATTAAACAAGATCGTACTAAGAAAGATAAAGAATTAGTTAAGATTAGAGCTAGAGTATTAAATGATTTCCATAAATATCTTAAGGTAGTACTTAAGAATGATAAACAATTTAACTTCTCTAATTACTATCAACGTAGTGAGTTCTGTGATGACTCCTTTGTTATTACAGCACCAACTCTCAAACATGCAGGTAAATATGCTAAAATAGCTATGAAAGTTTTATAATATAATGAGTCCTACTTACTAGTTAAGTAGGACTCTCTTATAATATCATTCATTCATATATTATAATCTTGATCGAAGGAGGTGAATATGAATTGGATATGTATAACGTCGGTCAAAAGCTTTGTAAGAAAGATAAGTTCGGACAAATAACAGAATTGTACCGAATAGTATCTCGTAAAGACAAAGACTTTTATAAAGTTACTCCTGTAATAGGAGATAAGTTACTTATTGATAAGTACAAAACAGATGAGTATATACCTTTAGAGATACATTGTAAGATGTTTTTCGAAGTATGTACTTTAAAGAATGGGGAGAAAGAATTATGTATTAGTATCTACTGCCCATATGAAGCAACGAATTATCCTTACTATACTAGTCGACTTAATATTGATAATCCTATGGATAATAAGAAATTTGGCAAGTTTCTATGTAAAGATGAATTCGAAAATGACAGTTCAATGAGACAATATAAACGAGCATATGATCTAATGATGTATGACATTGCACATAAAGACTATGCTTTTAGTGTAGATCTATATCTAAATGATCCATTGAAGAATATTGTATCATTTGTCAAATTAGACCCTAAGGTCTGTGATACTCTTATTTCCATTTGTGATAGTCGTGGATTAGAATATGATAATATAGACCAAGCTATTAAGATAGCTTTACAAAATATTCTATTCATGTACTGGTTCCATTATAACTTCAGAGTAATCAATGTATTATTTGAAGTTAAAGATGGTGCTCAATTACGACCTGGTGACTTATTTGCTCTTGAAGCTATAGTACAAGATCGTATAGTAGATTATACTATCGTTGAATATTATCATGATATCTTATTATATAAGGCTAAAGGTAACTTCTTCTTTATCCAAGATAGAAATGATCGTACTTTCATAGTTAAATATGTTGGTATGGATGATCTACCTGGATTACATGTCTTTTAAATTTAGATATATTGATATATTATAATGGTGAAGTTAGGTGATTAATATTTACTATGATCCTAACAGTAGAATAAATTCTTTTATTTTAAAGGAGGACATAGCTATGTCAAATCAATTAGTAAATGGAATTCCAAAAGTCGACAGCGGATTCCAATCTTTAAGTGAAGTGCTTCAACGTGCTTCTCGTGAAACTCGTCGAGATGAAAAAGGAAATGACAAAGGGGATAAAAAGCGTATTGAGCTTAAAGTTACTCCTGAAGTTTTTGAAAGCGATTACAAAACAAAGACAATTAGTACAAGTGAATTATGTGAACTTCTCACTAATCGCCTTGGTAATGTATTTGCTGATTACGTAGGCTGCCGTGATATCGTATTCACAAATAGCCCACAAATCGGTATAGGATTAGTATTTGAATACAATGGCTCTGATAACGAACACGATACTCGTTTGAAAGCTGTTGAACGTTTCGGTTTCGATAATGTAGGTGAAAATGCATCTACTAAAGAATTGGAAATGGTAGCACGTTATAATGGTGCATCTGATATCCGTTCTTCCGTTAAAAACGGTACTGTTACGGAAACTGCAATGGGTTTCCGTCTTACTAACGATGCAATTGATATCTTAAAAGATACAGTTATTGACTTTGGTAAAGACAATGCAAACCATGATAACTTCCGTAACCAATGTGTATCTTATGCATTAGCATCCGATGGTATTCATAGCAATCTAGTTGTTTATGGTGCTACTATTGAATCTATCTTAGGTTTCATCTATGGTAACCAATATGACTATGTAGTAATCCCTGGTGCTCCAGTAAATACTAATAGCTATTCTGGTCGTTTATTGGAAATTAAACAATTACATCCAGATACAACTAAGAAATTGCTTCGTAAATATGTAAGCCGTCAAGTTGTATCCGATGGATTATTCCGTCCACAAAAATAATTAAATTGTAATATGGCTGGGGATTAATTTCCCCAGTCTATTATTTTTTGGAGGATATAATGGAGTTTAAGTTTAACATTAATCCAGAAGGTATTGATGAAGTCTTTGATGAACGTGGTAATACAGTTCTCAAGATTTCAGAAATGAGCTGGAATGATAGAGCTTATAAGCTCGAATTACGTAAGTGGGTCGTTCAATCTGATGGGACTATGCAACCTAATAAAGGTTTCTCTTTCCTAACAGATCAAGGTCCACATGATTTAACTCATGTCTTATTAGAAAAAGGATATGGGGATAATCAAAAAATTAAGGAAATCATGGAATCCCGTGGTGTCGAATTAGACATCCCTGTAACTGAGAAGGAAGAAAAACAAGATACTCAGGATTTCTATGATCCTGAGGATCTAGTATAGGTGATCAAATGTACAATCATAAACAGTTAGATATCGTATATGATATCAAAAGAAAAATGTTAATGCAATCTTATTGGGATAACGAATATATTAAAGTATTCCCAGGATTTTCCTTCTGTGAAGAAGGTAGATATGTTTGGCAGCAAGGTAATCTTAGCAATGATGAGGTATTCTTATCTAATTTACGCACATACTATACAAGTGATAAGGATACTATCTTAGGATTCCTTACGGCTCAACAATATAAATTCTTAATGGATAACATTGACCTTTTCCATACTGTTTATCGTATTGGAGACAATTTGGTCGTAAGCTTGATCTAAACGCAATATTCATATAATACTTACCCATAGGAGTTGATCTCCTATGGGTATAACTTTTATTTAATAAGGAGACAAAATCATGAAAACATCTAAACTTTTATTAACAGCAGTTATTTTAACTTCTCTAAGTGCAACTGGATTTGCAGTAGATAATACAGTTGGTACTGGTAATGGTATTGCATACGGTACAGGATCTGTAGCTAATAATACTAAAGATATTGCTATTGGTAAATCTGCTAAAGTAGAAAACTATGTAGGACAAAATGCTAGTATTGCTATTGGTAATAATGCTCATGTAGAAAATATGTCTGGTGGTGTTGAAGCATCATTATCTTTTAATCAAACACCTTATAGTGGTAATGATTTTTCTTCTGCACGTATTCCAGCAGATGTAAATAGAGCTGGTACTGGTATTGCTATTGGTAATAATACATATGCTCGTACTGGTAGTACTATGGTTGGTAATCATAACTATATTGGTAAAATTGGTGATGTGGATATGAATACTGATACTAATGGTACTCGTGCACAAAACTTAAATGCTTACAGTACAACTATTGGTACTAATAGCTTTAGTAATGGTGCTTTGACTACTAATACTGGTACATTCAATATTATGTCTAGTTCCTATACAGGTGGTCGTTTCTCTACGCCTTCACAAAACTTTGGTTCTACTATTACTGGTACTTTGAATAGTATTGAATCTAAGACAGCAGCTGGTGTAGGAAGTGGTTGGTTTGCAGATAGATCTTCTGTAGGTGTAGCTAATACTATCAGTGGTGTTGCTAACCGTACTGCTAATACAAATGGTTCTCTAGTATATGGTGCTGGTAATGAGATTACTAACTCCATTACATCTTTAGGAAATGTTGCAAAAGCTACAACTGATGCGGCTGAATTTGCTGGTAAACTACGTGATGTTATTAAGACTAATAATGGTGGTGGTGCTACAATGGCAATCGGTGGTGGTAACAAAGCCGATTGGGTATTGCGTACATCCATCATTGGTGTTAATAATACTGTAACTGGTACTAATGGTAGTGAAGCAACTGATAACTTTGTAGCAGGTGTTAGTAATACTGTAACTAATGGTACTAATGATATTGTAGTTGGTAACAACCGTAATATCAGTGGTAATCATTCTGTTATCTTAGGTAGTATTGATACAACAACTGTAATGAATAATTCAGATGTAGTTGCAGTAGGTCATAATAGTAATGTATTAGTTGATGGTGGTGTAGCTATCGGTGCTAATTCTGTGGCATCTACCGCTGCAGGTCAAATTGGATATAGTGCGTCTGGAAATACAAATTTCACTTGGAAGTCCACTGCATCTGCTGTATCTGTAGGTGATACTGCTAATAATATTACACGTCAAATTACATCTGTAGCTGCTGGTACACAAGATACTGATGCAGTTAACGTAGCACAATTAAGAAATGTATCCGAAGGATCCATTAGCCAAGCTAAATCCTATACAGATTCTCAAGTATCTAAAGTAGGTGCAGCTTCTGCAGCATTAGCAGGATTACATCCATTAGATTTTGATCGTAATGATAAATGGAGTTTCTCTGTTGGTGTTGGCAATTATAAGAATTCTAGTGCAACTGCTATTGGTGCATTCTACCGTCCTAATGAAAATACAATGTTTAATATTGCTACTACATTAGGTGGTTCTAATAATATGATTAGTGCTGGTGCAAACTTCAAGTTTGGTCAAGGTACTAAAAAATTAAGTGCATCCAAACAAGTTGATTTGGAAAAACAAGTTCAAGATCTTACTCAAAAGTATAATGACTTGAATGAAAAATACAATGCATTGATGGCTAAACTAGAATCTAAATAATATAATAATCCCCATAGGAGTTAAACTCCTATGGGGCATTTATTTTTTTTGTAATAGTATATATATATATATGACTATATATTATTTAATTGATTTCATAGTATTAGTTATTAATTTATAAGGAGGTTATATTATGGAATTTCAACAAGTACAAGCGTTTATGGATCACCCTATGTTTGAGTCATATGAAATTCGCCCTGCGAACTTCTGTCACACTGAACGCCAGCAGTGGATATTTGCTACACGCCATGGCTTAGAAGTATCAGTCACTCGTGGGTCAACGACCTATGGTGGATCGCAGGGATTGTTTGAACTTGCCATCTTAGAAAATGGGCGATGCTGCTATACAACACCAATCACTTCGGATGTATTAAGATATTTATCCGAGTCCGAAGTATTAGAGGTCTTAGATCAGGCAGCAGTGCTTATTCAACGAGATGGTGAGTGGATTCCTGCAGAATCTGAAGAAGAGGAGGTGAATGATGCATTTATAACACATCTCGCAGATGTGGCAGTGACAGCACTGCTAATTGATTTGTTTGGTGGAAATATTGAAGAGGAGGTTGATGCCTAATGATAGATACAGGTGGTTTAGTTTTCTCACTGCGGTGTATGCCTGGGGCACGGCGGTATTTACGGATGGTACTACCATACGTATTTCCACGGGTAGGTGTACATATGCGGGATGCAGAAGAGCGGGAGTCATCCCCTGCTTTTGCATTGTGCTTGATAGCACTACGGGTTGCTGAGGAGGTGTTTGGCGATTAAGCCGCAAGAAACTATGTTCCTTGTAGGCTTATTGTAAAACTAAGATATAATAACTGTATATTATTAAGGTGAATCATAGATTAGTAAAGGAGGTGATTCATATGACTGACTGGGTATTTGAAGGATCAGTAGAAGTGATGCGGATAGTATTGGATGCCGAAGAAGCTCGGATAGAGCGGGAACGGCAAGAACAACAGCATCAAGATGAAGAATAATATTCTCATTATTTTATATTGAAAGGAGGTGAGAATATGTTATTCGAAGAAATGGAACTAGACTTATCTGTTGACTGCGGTCAACTATGGTCCGATGAGGACGTGTTTGGAGTACATTGGGATGAAGTTCATCCACATCAATAAAAGGAGGTATATGAAGAATAGTAAACTAAATGAATAGACTCCATCTGGATTAACCAGATGGAGTCATTATTTTTTTTTATTTTTTATTTGTACATTGCACGAACTTTTTGTTCATCTAAGTCAAAGCCTAGTGCTTCAGAAAGTACTAACATAGTTAACATACATTCTGCTGTTTCTACAATCTTATCAGTATTGATAGTTTTAGATTCAGTCAAGAATTCAGTATGGTTTTCAGAGATTACACGTTTAGCTAAGTGTTTAACCATAGCTTCTAGGAGGCTCTTCTTAGCACTCTTTACGCTATAGATTTTTCGTTTAGCACCCAAAATCATAGACTCCTTGATGTCCTCTGCTACATCAGCATTAGATGCTTTAATATTAGCAACTTTTTCTTTTACTTCATCAAGGATATCTTTGATTTGTTGTTTATCTTCAACGTTAGAAGCAATGAAGTCTTCTACGTTATTAGCAACGTGGGATTGTACTAAAGCACCAACATCTTCGATTTCTTCTTTTTGTTGAGCCATCTTATCAATGAAAGAATCTTGATATTCAGGATCTACAGTAACATCAGATACTTTGGTATCAGGGTTTTTAAGTTTATCTTCATTAGCTTTAACTACATCATCTGTAGCTTCTTTGATTGCTTTAGCAATATCAGCTAAGAATAAAGACTTAGTATTGAAAGTACGAATGATAGATTCTACACCATTCTCTTTGATGAATCCACGGATTACCGTATCACGAATAATCTTAGTAGATTCTTTTTGAAGATCTGGAATAGTACATTCGTCATAAATATATTTGATTGCTTCAGTTAAGAAGTGTTCTTTAATAGCTGCTTTAGCTTCCATACGGATATTTAAAGAACGTTTAGAACGAGCTAAATGACTTTCAGTCATTACGTTATTAATTTCAGGAATGATAGTCTTAGACTCGTTTAATTGTTTTTCAAGAGTGTCTTTCTCTGCTTGTTTTACCATTTTTAGAGTATTAGACTCTCTAACCTGTTTTCTAGAAAAATGCATTTTTCTATGCTCCCTTCATTAGAATAATGAGGATGCAGCGGAGTCTGGAAGACTTTCAGTTACATCATCAACTTTATATTTTTCTTTTTCATCTTGACGTACATTGTCATCAGTTTTATTAGAGGCTTCTTTAGCATCAACTGCGAGGAAGTCGGAAATCTTACGGAAACGATCTACATATTTACGTTGTTCGTTTGCTGTTTTAGGGTCACCAGCTGTCTCAAGTCGTGCAGCATTCAAAGACAGCATTGAAACTTGAGTATCAAAGTACTCAGCTACACTTGCTCTACAATAATAGAAGTAATAAATTAATTCACGAAGAATTGGAACGATTGTAAAGATAAGACCAATACTTACACCAATAACTGCTAATACAGATGTACCAGCTAAGTTCTTAGCACTTACTTTGATTAGATCATTCAATACTTTTTTAAGTTTATTACCTTTACAGAGATTATTGAATTCTGCTAAAGTTTGTAATTGAACTAATTCTTTACTTCTAGATACTGCTACACGGTCTACAGATACTTCAATAGATTTTGTTTTAGGATCTACGATGAAATCAATAGTAGAAGCAATAAGTAAAGATACACCACTGATTACTGCCATAGCAGTAGAGTTATATAATACAATACCTAGACTAGTATTAGATGCAAAACAACGTTGGAATTCATTTTTCAATTCAACGATGTTATTGATTGCATCAGTAATAGTATTAATATAAGTCAAAGGCTGTTTGTATTCTTGGTAAATTTTTTTCATATCAGTAACAGCTTCAGTTACCATATCAATATTATCAATCTTAAGGAAATCACCTCTAGATTGAGGAATTGTACCAAAGTCTACATCAGTTACTTTAGCTTCAATCTTTTCATATAATTTATTAGTTACACCTAAAAGGACTTCACGTTGTTCAGCTTCATTAACAACACCAACTGTAATGTAAGTTTCTTTATCAGAAAGATCCATTAGTTTGCTGGCTTCAATGAATTCTTTTAATACATATCTTTGCATTACTATCTACCTCCAGCAAGTAATTGAATCATTTGTTTATAATCCATTTTATCTTCACGTTTTAAAGTTTTGAATGTATATGGTTCATATTCATCATCACCAGTATCGAAGATAAATTTAGCAGACTCTGTAGAATCATCAACGATAACGATGCCTACTAAGTTATAGTCATCCATTAATTTACGAGCTACACGAGAATTAGAGATATCAATATCCTCCATCTTACGAAGCATTTCTACATCATAAGCGGATACTACTAAAGTAGTAATTGCTGTAGCATCATTACGTAAAGACATGAAACGATTGATTTTAGAGGCTAAAGCACGACGTTCTAATACTTTCCAAAGTTTAGAAGAAGAACCACGGTTAGTATTAGATACAGCATCAATCTTAGCTTTCTTAATAGCAAATACGAAATCTCTCCAGAATTCTATTTCACCAGAAGTAGCTTTGATTAAATTATATAAGCTAAAGTTATAGCTACGTTTAGATACGATATGATTAGCAATATCAGCAGAGTCTACACAGTAGATCTTAGACTTAATACCAACGTATGCATCTACAGTAATCGGATCATTATTATCATTAGTACTAATGAATTGAATTTTCAATAATGTAGGTTGCAATTCATTAGCTTTCTTATAATCCATTTGGTCTTTTGATACGTTAGCCAATCCAGCTCTAGTATTATTACGCATATCATCTAAACGAGATTGCAAATTATTATTACTTTGCTGTAAAGCTCTCATTCTATCATTCATTCTACGTTGATTTCTAGTAAAATTTCCTCTCATTCTAGCTTCATTACCTCTTAGGTCTCGAACCTGATGAGTTAAATCTCTATTCTGATTCTGCAAATCTCTATTTCGGGTTGCTGTATCAGTATCTATCAGTCTTACTACCCTAAGTTTATCATCATCAGATAAATTATTAAATCTATTATTAGCAACAGCTGTATTGAAATCTGAATTTTGACGCATCTGAGCCATCATATCATCCATCAATGATTCACGTAAATGATTGATAGGTTTAGCACGTAAACGTTCTTGTCTAAATGCTTCATATACAGCTTTAACTGTTTCTGCATCAAAGATATGCATAGCAGTAGCTTCTTCACTAACTGCAAGATAATCATCTACATCAAAGAAACTAGACAAGTCTAAGTTAGCATGGACATTTTTAAGATGATCAATGGCATCTTTAGAAGATGTAATAGAAATAGCAGATAATAGCATTTGAGTTAATGTAACGAATTTACGTTCCAAAGCTCTAGCTACTAATTGTGCAGACACTGGGTCTACAGTATTAGAAACCATGACAGGAAATGTCATAGTCAAATCTTTATTTGCTCGAGTAATAGACTTAATAGATGGATTCTTCTTGGAAACAAATTTACCAATTTCGGTACCATCCGCAGCGTCTAAAACATCTGTAATTAAATCCTTAAGGATCATTTAAAGTACCTCCTTATAGTATCATATATGACTTTAATCTTATGTTAAAATGGGTAAATAAGAAAAAAAATAAAGCATATAGATTTTTCTCATTAAATTTTGAAAAATCTTTTTTTCATACACTTATAAGTATGAGAATAATTATTAACTAGACCTCCGTCAATAAGATCATCGATTAGTGAATTATAAAGATAAACTATTTCATTGTAATCCTCTACTTTAACAAGCTCTAGATTAATATACTCATCATCTGATTCTATTGCTATAGTATAAACGTTACAAGCATTTTTAGCTTCTTCTAATTTAGGAAATTCACCATCTAATATAATATCTTCAATATAGTCTCTCATAATCATCAGCCTCGCTTAAAACGTATAGTAAAACAAATAACTGAAAGCCGTGATATAAGAGCATATATCTATATGCTTTATCCCTATTTCACTATTATAATATACAATTACGATAAGAATTAGCCATTTTAACATAAGATTAAATTAAATAAGAAAGGGGGAATATTTGTAATGGCAGACGATAATAAAACCCTTATAGACAAAGCGATAGATAATGCGGTATCTGGAGTTGGAGATGCTATAGATAATGTAGCAGAAAAAGGAAAGAATGCTGTAACTGGTACTGTAGAAAATGTAAAAAATACAATATATATCAATACTGTAGGTAAAGTTGCTGGAGCTGTTACTAAACTAGGTAATGATGCAGCAGACGCTATTAATGGTATTGGAGATAGTATAGATAAATTTACATCTGGTGTTAATGTATTAGATAATACTGCAAGACCTGAATTCGATGAATCATCTAGTGGATTACTTAAATATGTAAAAGCAAATGGTCTTGGTATTGGTGCTGGACGAGTAACTCAGAAAGAGAAATATGAGAAGTTTGCTAGATATGAAAGATTAGATCCAAATAACTGGATGGGTTTTACTAAAGAATTTATTTTCTTTACTACACCTGACTTACAGTTATTTAATGGACCAACTTTAAATCCATCTATTGCTAATAACTCTTTAATAGTTGAAGCATCAAAGAGATATAATGATGTATTACAAAGCTTAAGTTATTCTGCTTGTGGTAGACCATTTGTTAATCTCTTATCTAACTATAAAAGATCTAATGTAGACTTACCTGATATTACTACAGCAAGTGATTATGAGACATCTAAGAATATCTTAGGATCTTCTATATTCTATCGTGGTACATCTTATGAATCAGATGAAAACCATGAGTTCTCTGTTGAATTTGAAGATACAAAGTATCTAGAAGTATATATGTGGTTTAGATTGTTTGATGAATATGAACGCATGAAACACTATGGTCTAGTTGACTTTGTTGATGATAGATATCTAAATGGTAAAATTATCCATGACCAAATGGCTATGTATAAGTTTATTGTTGGTGAAGATGGTGAATCTATTATTCATTACTCTAAGTTTATTGGAGTATATCCTAAGAATGTACCAAGGAGTACATTCTCTGATCTTCCTGCAGATGGTAATGTAAAGTTTACTATTAACTTTAAAGCTGCATATGTAGAAGATATGGATCCTAATATTATATTAGACTTTAATGAGATTGCTAAAAAGATTCCTGCTGGTGATCCATCTTTAGGTGGATATATGGATGAATTTAATGGTTGGAGTGGTGAATATATGCAAAGACCATATATAGCTCTTCCAGCATATATGCAATTCCAAGGTGGTACTGCAGGTGGTGCTGTAAATAACGGTGGCGGTGCTGTTACTAGTGGACAAATTCAACAACAAATGGCTGCTGGTGATAGATTCCATGTTAGTGAATATAAAGCAGAAGACTCTGCTGAAACACGTATTAAGAATACTGGTAAGATTCTTGCTGGTACTATGTTAGGCGGTAGTACATATATAGCTACTCATATGGATGATATCGGTGATGAACTTAAGAGAGAAACATCTGGTATATCTGAAAACTTCAATAATAATATGAATACTATAAGAGCTGGTCTAGGATTATCTACTGATGATAATACCGATAAAGGTCAAGGACTAAATAAGTTCGCTTATTTCCAAGATCCTAAATATAATATGAACTATGGATTTAATGAAACTTTACCTAACAAAGGTTTCTATAAACTCAAATGGGAGGGATAAATAAATGGCATCTGATGCGGTATCAGTAAACAAGACTCTCCGATCATATCAGGAGACTGTCTTAAATACAGTTCAAAATGATACTTTACTTAATGCCAATATATATGATATACATCAATATATTGAAAATATTAAGAAAAGATATGTAGATGAAGATGAAATTACCCTCTCTATGGGTATATTCGGCTATATGGGAGATGTAAATTCTAATGCTCTACAAAATGCTGTTACTATGGCAGCTGAGTATTCTAATGAAGCTATCCCTATTAAAGCTAAATTTGAAAAGAATGTAATCTCTCATGCTTTGATGCTCGGTATTAATAAGATTTTTGCTGAGCCTGCAACTATGCAAGCTATGTTTGTCTTCTATGAAGATGAACTTATCTTGAATACGGTCTCTGATACATTTAAATTTGACCGTAATATAAAAATCATGGTGGGTGATTATGAATTCCATTTACCATATGATTTGATTATCAAACGTATTGAGTTGCCTACAGGTGAGTATATCTATACGGGTATGTATGACACTACTCAAAGTAACCCTATAATAACTAGGAACTCTAATGATGTAGATCCATACTTAAAGCCTACAGTTAGATCTAAGATTGATGGTCGTAATGTAGTTATGCTATTAGTAGATTTACGTCAATATGAGTATACTACTTATCATAAGACTATTATCACTACAAATCCATTAGAATCTAAGATGCTTCAATTTGAATTTGATAATCAATTAGCTGGATTTGATGTAGATGTAAAAGAATACGATCAACCAACAAGAAAACTCAAACCAGTTTATAATGGTTTGAATACTGATGGTATAAATAATTTCTGTAATTATACTTATATAGATTCTTCTACTATTCGTGTAATGTTTGATAATAGCTCTTATTTACCTACAGCTAATACTGAGGTAACAGTAAATCTATATACTTGTCAGGGTGCTAATGGTAATATCTCATATAAAGATAGTATCTACTTTAGAGTTAAATCTGAGAAGATAAATTATGATAGATTGAATCTATTAGTAATCCCTACATCAGATGCTCAATATGGTATTGATAAACGTTCTATTGCTGACTTAAAGAAACTCATTCCTAAAGAGGCTTTATCTCGTGGTAGTGTAACTAATAGTACTGATATTAATAACTACTTCAATACTATTGATGACGATGATAATAAGCTATTCTTCTTCAAGAAGATGGATAATCCATTAGCTCGTTTGTATTATGCATTCGTATTGATGGATTCTCCTACAAATATCATTCCAACTAATACTATACCAATTGAAGCAATTAGACGTGACTTTGATAATATCTCAGATTCAAACTATATATTGACTGCAGGTAATATTATCAAATATGATGGGACTACGAACGCTTCTGTGGCATATCAATCTTCTGAAGAAGAGCTTAATAATGCTAGAAGAAATCAGTTCCTATATATGAATCCATTTATGTGTATCGTTAATAAGAAACCATTATATGTATCTTACTATATGAATATTATGGATGTAAACAAACTACTTGAATTTACTTATGTAAATCAAGACTCTAAAGTACAGTTTGTGGCTAATAAGATGAACTGGTATCGTCATTATCTAAGTGAACGTGATACCTATGTAGGGGATATCTCTATTATGCAGAATATCCAATCTGACATTGGTTTAGTTCATAGAGATGATCCATATGACCCAGAGAAGATTACTGGTGTAGATGTTAAAGTCTTAGCTGTATTCTATACAGATGAAAAGTATCAAGTTCCTTATAGATGGGCTGAGGCTGAATTTGTAAACTACGATCAAAATACATTCATCATGGATTATAAGTTCAAACTTAATACGGATAATAAGATTGATAAGAATATTAAGCTTAAGATTAATAACGTCTATGAAGTTGGTAATGCAACTAGATTGAGTCCTGGATATATGGCTAATAATATGAATATGAAAATATTTGTATTTGCTAAAGATGTATTTGGGTATAATGCTGGTCTTCATAAAACAGATCAAATCTTTACAGCTGATTTCTTAGAAGGGTATAGCTTAACTAATGAGTATACTGTCAAATATGGTATTGACTTCTTATATAACTACTCTGATTTGATTGAATCTCATATTAAGATTAGAAAACAAGACAATGGTCAAATCTCTTATATTATAGATCGTGTACCAGTTATCTCTTATGATTACGTGAATACGGAAGAACGAATTCAAGACTTCATTAATAATCTTGAAAAGAAACGTATTCATATTCTTGAATGTCTAGATGTGCTAGAAGATAGCTTCGGTATAGACATCAAGTTCTTTAACACGTATGGTCCATCTAAACTATTCTATGTAAATGATGGAGTACCTTTAAATAGAGTTAATCTATCTATGACTTTCAAAGTTAAGTTCTTAACTACTACTGATAAATACTTAACTGAGTATATTAAGAATGATATTAGAAAGTATATTGAAGATAAATCTAGAATCTCTGATATCCATATTCCTAACATCATTACCTATATAACTCAAAAGTATGCAGAGAATGTAACCTACTTTGAATTCTTAGACTTTAATGGTTATGGTCCAGGGTATCAACACATTTATCGTAAAGATGAATCTATTGTTGGTAGAATTCCTGAGTTCTTAAATATTAACACTATTGGTACAGAGAATAATGCATTAGATATTAATATCATAATAGCTTAATTTATATTAGTCTCTAACTCTATACGTGTAACAATTTAATAAATCTAACCTATTTTGGGTTAAAAATTAATTAAAACCTTTTATACTATTAAGTATAACTTTTTAAGGAGGATAATAATTATGGCATTTTTCGGTGGTCATGATACTGAAGATATCAACGTAACCCTTGAAAACTCCGCTAAATACGAATGCGAAGCAGGTCTTGGGCTTATTGCTTTAGAATGTACTCAATTTGAAGCTGAAATTTTCGGCGAATGTGTACGCTCTGATATGAAAGAATACGCACTTGTTCAAGAAGGTGCTGATGTAGAAGCTTTCCAAGAAGCATCTTGTGAATCTGTTAAAACTAAAGTTGTAAACTTTGTTAAAAAAGTTTGGGCTAAAGTTAAAGCTTTCTTCAATGGTTGGTATGCAAAAATTGCTGCTCGTTTGATGAGCGATAATAAAGCATTCTACAATAAATTCAAAAAATCTTTGGATTCTAAAGATCTTTCTAAATTGGAAGTTAAATATGAAGCTCCAAAAACTCTTGATGTAAAAACACCAGAATTCTCTACATTGCTTACTGATAACAAATTTAAAGATTCTGATGCATCCGATGTTATTGAAGCTTGTTATGAAGGTATTACGGCTTCTTCTCATTCTGAAGCTAAAAAAGAAATTATGGAAAAATCTTTTGGAGATGAAGATGAAGTTAAATATACCTCCATTGCTTCTTCTATTGAAAATGAATTGAGCAGCTCTAAAGCAGTTAAAGATGCTCAAAAAGAATACAATAAAGCTGAAAAGAAATTAGCTAAAACTATTAGCGATCTTAATAAAGATCATAAAGGTACAGAAAATATCGCTATTATTGCTAATGCTCATTCTAAAGCTAATGTAACTATTTTAGAAGCTAAATTAGCAGTTGCTAAGAAAACTGCTTCCCAAGCTCGTCGTGTATTTGCTAAAGCTGTTGCATATAGCCCTAAAACTGAAGGTGCTTTTGATGCTGATCTTCTTGCAGTAGAAGCTGATGCTTTGATGGCTTAATAGGAGGTAAATAAGTTATGGCATTTTTCGCTGAGTCTACATATGAAGAATCTTATCAAGATCTTGGTATTGTAGTAAATGATTATACAGACTTTGATATGCTTGCATTAGAAGCATGTGATATAGTTCAAGAAATGGACAATGCTATCATGCAAGGTATCGGTAAATACGAATTAGCACAAGTTCGTGAAGGTGCTGAAGTAGTATATACTGAAGGCATGATGGATTCAATTAAAGCTAAAATTGAAAAAATCTGGAACTTTATTAAGAACTGGGTTAAAACTGTATGGGATAAATTCGTTGCATGGTTGGAAAGTCATGTACGTGGCGATAAAGCATTCTTATCTAAGTATAAAAAGAAACTTGATGAAAATCTTGTATACTTAGATAAAGACTTCGATAAAACTTTCAAATATGCTAAGATTATTGAAGAAGGTACTGATACTGCATTTGCTGCATTGGAAAAGAAAGCTGATGAATTTAATAATGCAGCTAAATCAGGTGCATCATTAATAGCTAATGCTGATGATAAAACATCTGAATTAGCATCTAAAGAATTAGAAAAATTAGATGATATTATTGATGAAGTTAAAGATGAATTCAAAGATGCTGAATTTGAAGTTGATGTTAATGCATCTTGGGTTCGTTCTCATTTCAGCAAAATCTTAGATATGGTTAAAGAAGATACTTCTAAATATAAACGTGAAAAAGATAAAGATTTTAAAAAGATTGATCAAGCATCTAAAGAAGCTATTAAAGCCGCTTCTAGTGAGACCAAAGGAATGGATCAACCTGCAAAATCTAATCAAAATGCATATGTAAATTTCTTAAAATCTTCTGCAACTAAAGCATCTAACTTACATACTTGGAAGACTTCCTTTAAGATTAAATGCATTAAAGGTGCTAAATCTGATGCTCGTGCGTTATGCCGTGCAATCTTGACAGCAAAACCAAATCCTAAATATAATGAATCCGCTTTCGATCATAACGATTTCGAAGCATACTTCAATATCTAATTTAAGATTTAAAACTTTGAGGAGAGAGATTCAACATCTCTCTCCTCTTTATTTTTATAAACTGGAGGAATAATATTATGGCATTTTTCGCTGAGTCTACATATGAAGAATCTTATCAAGATCTTGGTATTGTAGTAAATGATTATACAGACTTTGATATGCTTGCTATGGAAGCATGCACAACTATCCAAGAAATGGACAATGCTATCATGCAAGGTATTGGTAAATACGAATTAGCTACAGTTCGTGAAGGTGCTGAAGTAGTATATACTGAAGGCATGATGGATACTATTAAGAATAAAATCCAAAAAATTTGGAACTTTGTTAAGAATTGGCTCAAATCAGTATGGGGTAAATTCATTGCATGGTTAGAAAGCTATGTACGTGGAGATAAAGCCTTCTTAGATAAGTACAAAAAGAAACTTGATGAAAATCTTGTTTACTTAGATAAAGACTTTGATAAAACTTATAAGTATGCTAAATGCATTGAAAATGTAGATAAGCTAACTGCAAATAAAGAAGACTTAATTGCAAAAGAAGAAGCTAAAGCTAAAGAATTAATGGATAAAATAAAAGCTTTAAAAGTTGGAGCTGATAGAGATATCGATAAAACTAGAGCTAAAGTTGATGCTAGTTTGGAAGCTTTAGATGATGAATTTGAACAAAATCGTGATGAACTCAAAGATACTGATGCTGAAGCAGATGTGAATGCTGCATGGATTAGAAATAATTTCGATAATATTAAAAAAGTTCTCCTTATGGATCCTTCTAAAGTTCGAAATGCGATGAATAAAGCTAATAAAGCTGCAGAAAATATTTCTAAAGAAATAATTAAAGAAATTAGCGATACTGAAAAAGCAAACAATGTTACTAGCCCTAAGAAAAAAGGCGTAAATACAATTATTATTAATGCATGTAAAACTGCTACAACTAAATATAGTAACCAACTTACTTGGACAACTAATTTTACTATTAAAACTATTAAAGGTGCTAAATCTGATGCACGCTCTATTTGTCGTGTAATTCTTAGCGCAAAACCAAATCCTAAATATAATGAATCCGCTTTCGATCATAATGATTTCGAAGCATACTTCAATATCTAATTACTAAAGAGGAGAGAAATCTCCTCTTTATTTTTATTAACTTTACCTTGGAGGTAATATAATGGAAGGTAATATGAAAGCTTTCTCTTTTGATAGCGTTCT